TAGAACAATTAATGCTACCTCATCTTTCCAGCTCCCCTTCATTTGATCAACAGCGCTTTGCTCCCATGCAACTTTACCAGCTATTTGGTCTTCTTTAAGTTTTTGAGTAGCTTTTATTGTTGTTAATTTTAATTCTTGTTTTGCTTTCTTAGTTTCTACAAAACCCTTGACGCCATCAGCGACGACGCCAAGTAAAGGTTTAGCTAATAGTTGCCACATGAAATTCTATATTGCTCCTATAATTATGATAACGATTATTGCTACAATTGCAGCTTTAATCCAGTCTTTCATACCCCAGTCAGACCACTCTTTTAAGTGTGCCCATAGATCTTGTACTAGTTTCATACAAACCTCCTTTTTTTAGAGTTTTATTACTTTACCCCTTTAAAAGCAACTTTTTTGATTTGAGCGTTGCTAGTCTGCCCTTTTGGGCCTGCACCTTTGTTTTGTTTTACAACAAAAGGTGAGTAAACAATCGCTGCATCAGAAGAAACTTTTAGAGAAGGAAAAGGATTTTTTTGTTTTACTACCTCTACTTTTGTTTTTTTAAAATTCATTAATGTATCGTTGGTTTTACAAGTTCAATCAAATCAAGACCGCCCTGATCTGATAAATTTTTTGCTTCTTTTTCGCTTAAATGGTCGTAAAATAAAACTCTTGATACAGCCATCATAGCTCCAGCTAAAAGTATACTATCTTCAGAGCTTTTGCTACTATTTTTTGCTATGTACATAAGCTTATCAAAATATTTTGCTAATTTTTCCTGTGCATCAATCATAATTTACTGTTTTTGTTTGTCTAAATTAACATTTGCACGTAATTGTGCAATATCTTCGTTAGAATCTATCTTATCTTGCGCTAATTTGGCTTGTTGTTCAAGTTTTGCAGCGTCAAGTTCAATTTTTTGTTGATCATTTTGCGCTTTTCGTTGAATATCTTGTGCTTTTAGCTGAATTTCTTGCTGTTTTAGTCCAATTAATGGATCTTGACCTTGACCTGCCATCGCTTCTTGCTCTTCAACAAACATTTCTCCGATTAAATCACTAATTCTGTCTGCAACTTGTATCTCAAGCTGTTGCTGAAACTGTTGTTGTAGCTCTGGAGGTAGTTGACCACCATATCTTTGCGCTTCTTGTTCAATTATTTGTTGATTTTGTGCCTCAACTTCTTCTCTAGCTAGTAGAGATATGTGCTCCATAACATGAGCTTGCAGTAAAGTAGTAGCTTGTGGGTTTGCTCTTACTAACATTGATGACATAAATATTCTATGTGCCTCGATATGTTGTTGATGAGCTTGTCCTCTAAACGGCATAAGTTTTTTACCAAGTAAAGCGTCTGAATTTTCTATACCAGGATCTTTTGGTGCATCTGGTTTTGGTACAGGTAGTATAGCATCAATGTCTTTTACACCAAGTGCTTGATACATTCTTTTGTATGCTTCATACAAATTGTGTTGATTAGGATCTGATTGTGCCATTTGTAATTGTGTCTGTGCCAAGGTAACTCTTTGTGACATAGAGAAGATGTTTGGATCTGATACTGGCATGATGTCAACTCTTTCATCAAAGTCTTGAGCTTTAAACACTGCCGCAGCATTTTTGCCAACATCGTAAGGGTATACCTGTGGATAAAAATCCTTAAATACTTTTGCTAATAGATTAAATTCTGTCTTTTGCGAGTAGTGTAATCTTTTATGTATTGCGCTCATGACTCTAGAACCACGCTCTATTAATGCCATCGTAGTTCCAACAGGTGCATTAGCTGCAACTGAATCACCAATCTTTTGATCAGCGATGGTAGCAAATCTTTGTCCCGATTGTACGACAAAGCCTAATAATTGAAATAAAGTAGCGCTTGGTTCTTTGTAAGGTAAAGGTAGTAAACCCTGTCTTAAATCACCACTTGGTGCATCTACGTCTCTAAATTCACCTGGCTGTAAAGGATTGTCATCGTCTCTAATACGTAAACCTCTTGCCTTAAATCCTGCTGGTAGATTTGATAAAGTACCTGCATCTATTAATTGTCTCAGTGCAGATGTTGCAGTTCTAGATAAACCACCTAACATGTGTATTAAACCAAAGCCGTAGAATCCTAGTCCTGGTAAAAATTTGTAATGAACAAAATATTGTTTCTTTTTGTATAGTGTATCACCTTCTTCATAGTTTCTGTAAATAGATAAAACTTTTTGTGAACCCTCATCAATTGTTACAATGTAAGGTAATTTAATTCCGTCATCGTTTTCGTAACCTGGTATGTCAAGATCACAGTGCATTTCAAGTAAAGTGTAAACATCATTTTTGTATGATGACCCTGTGGGTCTCACCCCGTCAATTTTATTTACTGCTTCTTGTATGCTACTGTTGGATGCCTCATCTTTAAATTGTAAATCGACATCTTGATAAATGCCCATGACTTGCATTTTACGAACTTCATTCTCCGTTCTTTTAATAACATGTGTAACTCTTTCAGCTGTAGCAAGATCAGTTGCACTATACGGCACAATTAAATCTTCACTAGGAACAAACTTTGAAACAGCTCTGTTAAGTGTTGTATCAAAATAAATTTTCTTAAATGCTGAACCTGATAAAGGTAGATAAAATAGCATTTGGTCAAGGTCTGGATCAAAATCTTCCATGACATGCATTATTTGATAGTTCATAAATTCTTGAACACGTTGTGCTTGTTCTTCTTTTTGTGGATTAGAAGCTCCAATAATTTGAGTTCTTACTGGACCATTTGCTGGTAGTAATTCTTTGTAAGCTTGTGCTTGAAATTGTGTTACTGTTTCTGCAAGTAGAGGATGTGTTACACCACTAGCACCTTGAAATGGTTGTGATCTATCTTCGTATGTAAATCCAAGAAGTTTTAAGCCTTTTGAATAAGCGTCATACCATTCGTCTCTAGATGATTTATCATCTTTATATTCTTGCATAAGATCTGAAGATAAATCCTGCAATGCTTCGTCGTCTAAAAATTCTGCAAGATTAGCATCAAATTTGTTCTCTGGTGCTACTTCAATAGGATTAATGATGGCACCGCCATCCTCAGTCATTTCAACATTCTCTATCGCAAGTTCATCTGGTGTTTCTACAGTTATAGATTCTGTAATTACTTCACCAGTTGGCTCACCTGTAATTCTTCTTTCAACCATTAAGCTACCTCAAATATATCAATCATCTCAACAAGTCCACCCTTGGCTTTGTGGGTTTTATATGGTTCTAGCATTTCTTCTGTAATTTTGATAGCAAAAGATGGTGTTGTATTTTTATCAGTAGGCACAGATATTCTCTCCATTCTATAATTTGGATTATTATTTATTAATGTTTCAGCTTGGTTTCTATTAGATAGAGTTGCTACCATGTTACCATTTTGATCCGTAATTCTAAATACATCTGTAGCTCCCGCTTTAGTCTGCACGTTTAAAATTAAAAACTCTGAGTTATTAGATTTTGCTTGTGATTTTAATATTTTTTCTATTGTGGATGTGTAGTGCTTACCGTCTGGTGTTACTGCGTTTGGCCCACCATAAAACTCTGACATACCAATACCTTTGTATTCAGAACCCACAAACTCACCTCTTCCTGAGAAAATATCTATCTGTCTTTTCTTATCTGCTGCTCTTACATCCATTGGTGTAGATGAATCACCCTTAAAATTATATCTGTCTATGACAAATTTATCAGGTGTTACGGCGTAGTAATCTGGCACATTCTCTTCTTTCAATACAAATTTTCTGTATGCCAGCTCAAATAAATCTTTTTTAATTAACGCATCTGCCCATTCTTCTCTTTTCTTAAATGGCAAATCAGGAAACAAACCATCGTATGTGCTGACATCCATTTGAATTAAATCATTAATCATCGTGTCAATATTGTCTATCAAATCGTTTTTAAGTCTTCCAATGCTCTCATCTGATATTTCTCTTGTTTCAATATATCTGTTTATTATTTCATCTATCTCTGCATCTAGCTTATTTAAGTTTTCTGCGAATACGTTTACTTCTGCATCAGATTTTGCAAGTGGTCTAAATACCGATTTGTTTTCTTCAAAAAATGCTAAAGCTTGATTACCAATTCTATCAAGCTCAGGTAGCGTAGTTGACTCTCTACCCTCGTCTGAAATTTTTCTAAGTGTTGCAAGTAGTTTTTGTTTTCTACCAGCTGCTGCTTGCATGATATCTGATTGTATTTCATCGGCAAATGCTACACGAACCACGCCGCTCGTATCAATATTAGATCCTTTTGCTATCTCGCTATCTAAATCTCTAGCTTTTACAATTAGCTCATCCATTTGATCTACTAAACCAGGGCTAATTTCGTTAAGTGTATTTGCATACGTGCTAAGCATTTCTTCTAATGACTCCGCTTGCACTTCATCTACAGGAATGCCTCGTCTTTGTGCTTGTGCATTTAATTTGTTTTGTGCTTCGGCAAATAAGCCAGATAGCTGTCTTTGTGTTCTTTCTCTTTCACGAGTAAGACCAGGTATCTTAGATTGTGTTTTCGTTGCTGCTATCTTTGTTGGTAATATAGCATTACGGTCTGTGAGCCGTGTCCAACCAACAATGTATGATTCATCAGGTATACCAAAACCGTGTTGAGAAATACTCTCACCTTTAAAAATGCCTTGAGGATCAGCGCCTGTGTCGCCAGGTAATTTATTTTTTGGTATGTATAAAACTCGTTCACGTTGCGTGCCTGATATGTATCCTGGTTCTGCGTAGCCTGAATATGCTGTAGGTTTCTCGCCATACGGATTAATGATCTCGGACCCCTGACCTGTAGCATGAACA